TGCGTCAACACACTAGCTGTCGTAGCTAACTCACCGTTATCTAATTTAGCCAAAGCCAATTTCTTCATTTGTTTATAAACGCGTTTTTGTTCCTCTGTTAGTTCCACATCACGCCGAATATAAATCTTGTCCGGTAAATCAAGACAGTCTTCTTTTAGTATGCGGTTACTAAACTTATCCAGTTTTTGATTGAGTTCATCTAGCCTTCGATACGATACAATTTCTTGAAACACTCGAGTACGAAACTGTCGTTTTTGAATAACGGCGTATCTGCTCTGAAAAGAGTAGTAGCTACTAAAACCTAGCGCCTTTGTAGACAGGAACGCACACTGACTATATAAGTCCATCGGCGATTTAGTGACGGGCGATCCCGTTAAGATACGTTTGTACTTAGCCCCTTGAGACAAGAACATAATGTTTTTAGTGCGGGTGGCTTTCCTGTTTTTAATCGTGGTGCTTTCATCAACTATCATGATGTTTTGCGGGTTGTTCTTTAAAAACGCATAAGCCGCTTTTGTCCCGCGAGGCGTAGACAATGCCTCTACATTCATGACGAAAAACTTTAAACCGTCGAATTTTTGATAAACTAGTTCTCCCATCTCTTCTTGAAACTTTTTTGCGGAAGATGGAGACCAACGGACAATCTTATGCGTTATGTCGTCGGGTAGGTGTGTTGGTATCTCACCTTTGATCCAGTTGTCATAAACACCCTTGGGGGCTAGTATTAATGCTGCATTTATGCTTTTATCTTTATATAACGCGCCGATGGTGTCGATAGCCACTTTGGACTTGCCTGTTCCCATCTCCATAAACAGCGCATAATAGTCCGCGGCCCACGAGTCTTCCCACGCTTTCATCTGGTGGTCATAAGGCTTGGTTTTAAATTTATACTCTGTCATCATTTTTCTCCTTGACTATAGGAAAATATACGCATATATATGAGAATGTCAAGACCGGAAACGTGTCTTATCAAAAACCAAAGGAGGTCGCTATGAGCGATATATTTGAACAGATGGAGGCAGACTTTGAACAAAGTATGGCTTCATCGGTCGAGAAACTCGACCAAGGTGACTTAACCACAGTCGCCGGAATGGCAAGAGCAATCCGTGACAAAGAAGCTACCGTCGCTGAACTTGAGGAAAAACTCAAGGCAGAGAAAAAGGCTTTGATGAAAATGACGGATGAAGACTTGCCCACCATGCTAGCCGAAATCGGACTTTCTAGCATGAAACTTGATGATGGCTCAGAAGTCACTGTCAAGCCTACATACGGGGCAAGCATACTCGTAGACAATAAGCCAAATGCTTTTGCTTGGCTTAGAGAACATGGGTATGACGACATCATCAAAAACACAGTCTCATGTCAATTTGGCAGGGGTGAAGATGAAAAGGCAAATGCCTTTAAATCCATTGCTGAAGAAAAAGGCTACTATGCCGAACAGAAGACTGACGTCCATCCGCAAACGCTTCGTGCGTTTGTTAAAGAGCGGGTGGAAAGCGGAGATGATTTCCCAATGGAACTCTTCGGAGCCTATGTAGGTCAACGTGCTATCATTAAGAGAGGTAAATAAGATGGCTAACAAATCTGAAAACGCCGTAGCAGAGCGTAAATCTGCTGAAGTAGTTCAATTCGACGCGTCAATGTTTGAAGCAGATGCCGGTGTCGGTTTGGAAAATATGGGTCAAGACGATCTTGCGCTACCGTTTCTTAAAATTTTAGGCGGTATGAGTAAGGAACTCGACGATTTAGAAGAAGCCCGTAAAGGTGATATCTACAACACCGTCACAGGGAAGGTTTACAAGGGCAAGGATGGCATCAAAGTCATTCCCGTGGCATACCAACGTAGGTTCATCCAGTGGGCTCCTCTGGGCTCTGGAACGGGAGCTCCCGTGGCCATATATGTCCCCGGCGAGGCTCGTCCAGAAACAAAGCGAAGTGAAACAGATCACAAGGATTATCTGACGGATGGGTCTGAGCAGTATATCGAAGAAACACATCAGCACTTCGTTATCCTGATCAATGAAGACGGTTCTGCGGAAACTGCGCTAATCGCAATGAAGGTTACGCAACTTAAAAAGTCGCGTAAATGGAATAGCATGATCGCTTCATTAACCGTTCAAGGTAAAAACGGTCCGTTTACACCGCCACGTTTTAGCCATGTTTACCACTTGAAAACTATACTTGAAGAGAATTCAAAAGGTAGTTGGCACGGTTGGGAAATTAGCCGCGTGGGTCCAGTTCAAGACATGAACCTTTACAACAAAGCGAAAGACTTTAACGCTAGCATCCAAGCGGGTGACGTTGAAGTTAAGCATCAGGACGATAGCGCAGGCGGCCAAATGCCGTCTGATGAAGTACCGTTCTAATAATCTGGATGACGTTATAACGCTATAACGTCATCCTTCTTTCGTTTTGGGGGCATCATGTCTGTCGAGAAGTTTTCTGCCATATTTAACGGCCTACAACTGGCCTATGGCACATATAAAATTGAAAAAAAGCAGGCCAACGGGAAAAATACTGGCCGCGCCGCCATTATGCGTGAACCGCGGACCACGGCTCTATGGGAGGGCCATCTATCCGGCAAAGGCCGTGCTATTGGTATCATACCAATCAACGAAGACAACAACTGCATCTGGGGCTGTATTGACGTTGATCAATATCCGCTAGACCATAAATTGCTTGTAGAAAAAATTCGCAAGTTGAAACTGCCGCTTATCGTGTGCCGATCTAAGTCTGGTGGGGCGCACTGCTTCTTGTTCACCACAGAATGGGTAGAGGCCAAGGATATGCAGGCTACACTACAACAGATATCCGCCGCACTTGGTTACGGGGGTAGCGAGATATTTCCAAAACAAGTCAAGCTTCATCTTGACCGGGACGATGTAGGTAACTTCCTAAACCTTCCCTATTTTGATGCAGAAGATGGCTTGCGCTACGCCATCAAAGACGATGGCACTTCCGCTACATTAGATGAGTTTTTTGAACTGTACGAAACTTACAAGCAAACTCCAGAGCAACTTTTAGCGTTGCAGGTGGGGGAAGAAGCCGAAGCCGTCACACTCAAAGATGGCCCACCGTGCTTACAGTTTCTTGTTAAGAACAAAATCGGCGAGGGTGCTCGTAACAACGGTTTGTTTAACTTAGGCGTTTATGTTCGCAAAGCCTACCCTGATAGTTGGGAAACAGAGATCATGACGTACAATTTACAGTACCTTGATCCGCCTTTAGCGATTAACGAAGTCACCATTATAACTAAACAGCTTGGTCGTAAGGACTATGCTTATAAATGTAGTGATGCTCCTATCAACGCGCATTGCAATAAAGAGTTATGTCAAACCCGTAAGCACGGGATTGGGTCCGCGGTCCAAGGAGCTACAATAGCTAATTTAAGAAAATACGACTCTATCCCGCCCGTGTGGTTTGTGGACGTCAACGGCGAGCCGTTGGAGTTAGATACAGAAGCACTTATGAGTCAGCCTGTATTTCAAAAAGCTTGTATGGAACAACTTAACTTTATGCCTCGTTCCGTTGCCAAGCAAATTTGGGAAAGCCGGATAGGTTCTTTGATGAACGAAATGCGGGATAACGAAAGCGCAATTATCACCGTGTCCGAAGACGCAAGCATTAGCGGCCAATTCAAGGATTATCTCGAAGAGTTTTGTGTTCATATGCAGAACGCAAACGACAAAGAAGAAATCTTACTCCGCCGCCCGTGGACCGATGAAGATGAGGGCATGACATATTTCCGCCTTAAAGATTTTGAGTCCTTCCTAAAACGGAATAAGTTTTTTGAATACAAGACTCATAAAATTGCTCAACGGCTACGGGACATAGGCGGTGAAAGTGGTGTTCTTCGTATTAAGAACAGAACCGTTCGGATATACAAAATTCCGGCTTTTGACAACGTCGCAACAGAACTATCAACCCCGGACTTTTCCGGAAACCAAGAGGAGGCACCCTTCTAATGTTGTTAGCAGATGGATTTAATGACGCAATTATTGGCACGGGAGAACGTGCCGGGCAGCCGACGATAGTGGTATACGATTTTGATCGGTGTGTCGCTATTTTGTGCGAGCGAGATAATATGGGTTTAGATGATGCAGTCGAATATATGTACTACAACGTCATCGGTGCATGGGTGGGTGAAGAAACCCCATTATTTGTTAAGCGCGTAAACAGCGTGGAGGATTTAACGGATGTTGACTAGAAACGAAGAAATATATGACGCTCGTGTAGAAAAGGGGCGCACACTGCAATCTATCGCGGATCAACACGGTATCTCAAGGGAGCGTGTACGTCAGATTGCAGAGAAATTGGAACGACAAAAAACCCGTGTCAAAACTTTCCCGGCTGTTCCAGAAAGAATAGATCAGATTGAATGGCCTGTCCGTGTTTTTAACTGCTTTCGCAATGAAAATTTGGACTCTCTTACTCTTGAAGAGTTTATCGACTACTTTAAAACTAATGATATTGAGCGCATTCCAAATTTAGGCAAAAAGTCCATAAAGCACGTTGTAGATACCATCAATGGTTTAGGGTATGACTTCGATCCATTCTTTGCCAAAAAAGAACGACAGATTACTGTTAGGGAAATGCAGGAAAAAAAGCGGCAAGCACGAATAGAACGGGACGAGAGCATTTGGCAACAGCATAAAGATTTAAGAAAATGTAGCTATATTGCCGAATATCATAATATTACAATCGGGACGGTCTATAACGTCATTAACAGGAAGAAAAATGGCGGGTGAAATCTTTCGGATATATGGGCCGCCCGGTACGGGCAAAACAACAACCCTGCTTAATAAGGTGGATAAGGCTTTAGAAGCAGGTGTAGACCCAAGTCATATCGGTTACTTTGCTTTTACCAAGCAAGCGGCAAACGAGGCCGTGGAACGTGCCTGCGCTAGATTTAATTTAGAAAGGCAACAGTTGCCTTGGTTTCGTACTTTGCACAGTTTTGCTTTACGTCTGTCTGGTATTCGTCAGGAACAGGTTATGCAACCCGAACACTACAAAGAATTGGGCGGCGCACTTGGTATGGACTTTGGGGACAACACCGGATCAAACAGTGAAGATGTCTTTGACATAACAAAGACTAGCAACCCTATCATTGGCCTTATCAACCTAGCCCGTCTTCGTAAAGTAACTTTGAAGCAACAGTATAATGAAAGTTATATTTCCATAAATTGGGCAACCGTTGAATATGTAGCCAACAGCCTGAAAAAATATAAAGAGCGTTATCAACTGTACGACTTTACCGATATGCTTGAGGTGTTTGTTAAAGAAGGCGCGGACTTTTGCCCACGGCTCGCTATCAGTTTTATCGACGAGGCTCAAGATTTATCCCCGTTGCAGTGGGATGTAGCCCACGTCATAGCAAACTATTCAGATCGAACCTACTGCGCCGGGGATGACGACCAAGCCATTTACCGTTGGGCGGGGGCAGACGTCGAACATTTTATCGGGTTAGATGGTGGGTACGAGGTGCTAGAACAATCCTATCGCGTCCCGTTTTCTGTGCATCCCGTCGCTCAGCGCATAGCAAATCGGATCAGAAGGCGCGTTCCTAAGAACTATTTTCCAAAGAAAGCCGTTGGAAAGATAGAACAAGTCCCCAGTGTTGGCTATTTAGATTTTTCAGAAGGTTCGTGGCTCGTGCTTGCTCAAGCCGCCTACTTCCTTGACGCGGCCAAAGAAGATTTAAAAAGTCGCGGTTTTCTGTTCAACTACCGAGGCAGACGGTCCATCTCCGAAAGCCTAAGTGAGGCAGTTAATGGATGGGAACAGATGCGAAAAGGAAGGCAGGTATCCGGCAAGGCCGCACG